GCACCTTGGGCGACTGCCGATAGGCCGGATCGACCGAATGAACGAGGTCGATCAGCTCATCATAGGTCACGGCAGCAGCGGCGGCCGCGTCCTTGCCCTTGGTCGAGGCGGTGACAATCCCGTTCGGGTCGCCGGTGCCGTCGCCCGTGGTCAGTTCGAGGTTCGCGCGGCGGCCGAGGCGCTGGCCGAGCAGGTCACCGAGCAGGGTCTCGAAGTTGAAGATCGAGTCCTGCGCCAGTTCCCAGGAGAACTTCACCCACTCGGTGTCGTAGGCGAAGGCGTTCAGCGTCTTCTTGCCGAACGTGGCGTCCGACCCGGCATCGTCAGTGACAATGCCCGCCTCAGTGTGCTGAGCGACCGGCACCGACGTGTCGTCGATGGTTGGAATGTCGATGGGATTGCCCGCACTCGTGTTCATCACCGTGCAGATGTCCTCATCGTACATCGGACCCCACATCTTCATGGTCCGAATGAGCTGATTGCTCAGTTCGGTCGGGACCGTGTAGCCGCCAGCCGTGCCGCCGCCGCCAGTCGTGGTCTGTGCGCGGATTTCCTTCGGCGCCGAGCCCCCCTGCAACGCGGCGCGCTCCTCGGCGCTCAGGGCCGACAGATCGCCGGCCACCTGCACATAGCGATGGAAGGCGTGGCGATAGTCGATCTTGTCGCCATCGTCCTGACCGCCCGCTTCGGTATCGCCGGAAATCGGGCGCTGGCTGGCGCGAGCCTCTTCGGCCTTTTTCTCGGCGGCCAAGACGCGCTCCTCGCGCTCGATCTGCCTCTCGAGACGGTCATATTCCGCCATCGCCGTATCGTGCTGGGTTTCCAACTCCTTGGCGCGGGCCTCGTCAGCTTTCTCGATCTGGTCGAGACGTTCGCGAGCCTCAGAGACGATCGTCGCCTGCTTCTCGCGCAGTTCCTTGATCCGATTGGTCATCGGTTCATCCTTTCAACGGCATGTTGTGGGATTGGGCTTCGGCGCGAGGCCTAGGCTTTACTCATCGCCCGCGTGCGCAGGTCGACGGAAACTTTCATGCCGATCCGCTTCGCGGCGGCATTGAAATTCTGCTGACGGCGCTCTTTGCGCGCATCTTCCAGCGAACGGAGGGCGATGCTGGTACCCTCATAAGCAGGCTCCGACACGATGCTGACCTCGCGCAACTCGACCTCGAGGATCGTGCGCGTCGGAGGGTCGAGCGTCTCATCCCATTCTTGCCGCAGAACTGAAAATCCGAACGACATGCCCGAAACGTCGCCACGCTGAATCAGTTCCTTCACGTCGCGTCCATCCGATGTATCAGGCAGGTCGATCTCAACGGCGAGGCCCTTCTGGTCCTCTTGCAGGCGCAATGTGCCGGACGTGGAACGTCCAAGAACGCGACCGCGGTCGTGATCGAAATACGCTCGAACGTCAGCGGTTCGCAATGTGTTGGTAAAAGCACCGCGGGCAATAATCTCACGGAAATACCCGCCGATATCCGCCGTATCTCCGAACACTGCCGCATAGCCAGTCACAGTCGCGGCGCCGCCGACGCCGGCCCGAAACTCCACCGGGCGGATCAGCGACCGCTGTTCGGCACCGCCATCAGGCTTTGTCGTCATTCTTCTCTCCATCGTCGAGGGACGGGCCACCATTGTGGCCTATGCCCGCCGCGGGTTGTTGCCCCAACACCACCGTTGCACCCTGAACAAGCAACTCATCTGCGGCTGGGTTGGAATGCTTTGGTCGGTTCTCCAGCGCTCGCCCCTCGTTCGGGGTCATCTGCCCCGTTTGGATCGCCCGAGCGATGCCTTCGATCCGAGATTTGAAGTCGCCGCGCATCAAGCCGTCGAGATTAAGCTCGACGAAGCGGCCGTTCTTCGAACGGCCGAACAACTTCAGATTCAGTTCATCTTCAAGAAGGCGTCCCCACTGGCCCACGAGGTGTTTGACCAGATGCAGATCCTGCTGTTCGACGTTGGCAAACGTGCCTTTCGACAGATCCTGCAGGAAAGCCGGAGGCAACTGCCATGCGCGAGCAATTTCCTGAACTTGATAAAGCCGCGCTTCCGTCATTTGACCCTTCTCCGGGTCAAAGCCGATCGGGTCCAGCTTGTAGCCCTGCGGGATCGTGACGATCGGCTTGCCGCTCGCGCGAGCCGAGTCGATGGCGCGCTGCACGTCCGACAAAGCGCGCTCGACGGCGCCAGGTCCTGCAGGCAGAGGGCCAACGAGCGCCAATGGCGGAACACCTCCGCCAGCGAAAAATGCACTCCCGTAATCATTCATGGCGATCGCGAGCTGGATCGCCTTGGCGGCCAACTTAACCGGCCCGTAATGCGATACCTGATCGGCTCGCAACATGAACGGAATGTCGATCACATCGGCGGCAGGATATTCCTTGTTCTCAAACTGATAGACGAGATTGAAGCCAGTGCGCTTGATCCGCGTTTTCCGCGGGTCCATCAGCCACATCGCCTCGATGTGCGGCCCATTGCGCTCAATCCACGCGAGCCCGCGGCCGCCAGTGAACACCTGCTGCCAGAAGTATTGCCAGAACTTGGCGGTACCCATGAGGTCATTCGCAGCCTCGTGGATCGTGATCGCCGTTTTGCCCGTGAGGCGAACCGCGCCATCTTTCGTGTCGCGATAAGCGTGCAGAGGTAACGTCGCCATGGTGCGCGACAGGAATGCGACCGCACACGCCACGGCCGGAACGGTCAACGCACTATCGATGGTGACGTTCGGCAGCCGCGCCAGATCCAACCCGAAGAACGACATGAACTCAGCGGTGTGCGACACCGGCACTGTCGGGTTCTCGATGCTGTCGGCGCGCACTTCCGCTCTCGATCGGCTAATCTCGAAACCGATTTTCATGCGTTCACCAGAGAGAAGTTTGGATCGTTCCACGGCGAGGTCTGCGGCACCTTGGGCTCCGGATTCCTGCTCATCACAGTCACAGCGTCGAACAGGGCCATTACCGGATCGATTTTTGCATCACCGGCATTCTGCTTAGTTGCCCGGATCGCCGTTGCCGTCGGTTCGATCTTCAGATTGCCGACACACCACGCCATGAGCTTCGACCCGCTATGCCGCATCGTGCCATTGGCTAGCTTTCGCTCGGACGTCTTGATCGCGTTCATCATCGCGTAGCCCTGAGGAGCTCCGATCAGGTTGCCCGCTTCCTGCGTCACGCCGATCTCGTCCAGTGCCTCGATCATTTCGCCAAGACCGGCGGGGTCCACCGCAACAGAAGCGAGCAATCCTCGCTTGTTGATCTCGTCTATGATCTCAACGATCGCGGAAATGTCTGTCAGTTCGTCGTCGACGATTGTCAGTTCCTCGCCGCGCTCAAAGTCCTGCAACTTCGCAGCTATCGTCTTTCGTCTCTTCAGCACGCCGCGGTGACACCACGCGTGCGCCCAGACGAGCCAGTCACGAGTTTCGGCGTGCCGCCCGACCACCGCGAGGCCGAACAGGTCATCTAGGCCGCCACCATCGACGCCCACGACGACAACCTCAGACTGTTCCAGCAGTGTTTCGAGCGTCAGACCGGATTGCGCTCGTCGCGACCAGAACTCAGCCCCGGGCCATCGGTTAGCCCGCAGGTTCATGCCGATCTCGACGTTTAGATGCTTTGCAAGGAACGTCTGGATCGTATCGCCTTCGTCATCCTCGCCATTGCGGACCTTTGCGAGCTTGCGGACCAGCCATTCCTTACGGACCGACCGGCCCATGTTGGGATTGGTGACATAGAAGTTCGCAGGATCGAGGTACGCCTTGCTCTCAATCATGGCCCCCGGAAACTCATAGAGAACCGGCAGGCTGCGCGGGTCGTCGATCTTGCCGTCACGAACGTCGCGGAAGTAGTCCAGCTTCTCCTTGAAGACCCCGGCCGGCGGTGTATCCGACTGGGTCGATAGATAGATTACAAAACCCTCGGGTCGAGAGATCAGACCACCTGTCGCTTCCTGAAGCATCGCGCTCGCATTGGCCTTCTTGCCGAAAAGCCATAGCTCCTCGATCAGGATGAACCCGGACTTCTTACCCGCCGACGCACTTGAGTCCGCCGAAACGACCTTCAGGACTGCATTGGTCCGCCGATGCGTGATCTGCTTCGTGTTTCGGTTGACGTGAAGCAGGTCGCGGAGAACGTCGTCAACATCGACCATATCGGCGGCAGGATTGAATGAATTTCCGGCCACCTCCTGCGTCGGAGCCAGAATTGTCAGTTCCTGTGACTGTCGCCAGTTGCGGATCAACGCCGTCAGCATGATGCCGGCGGCCAAAGTGCTCTTGATGTTCTTCTTACTGATGAGGAGAAAGAACTCCTCGATCAGCCGCTGGCCGGCCGCCTCGTCGTAGGAACCAAACACGGCCCGGACGAAGTCGAAGACGTACTCCTCGCACGCCTCTCCGAACGTAGGCTGACCCGCGACATCCACGATCCGCAACGACTTGAACACGTTCAGCGCCGCTTCGGCCTCGTCGGGAAACAGCGGATCGAACGGGATCAGCGACTTTCGTTCGACAATCCGGCGCTCCCAGTCAGGGCACGCCGTCGTCCATACGGGCGTCACCTATTGTTGACCACCAGCTTCGGAGGCTTGGGAGGCGCATATTTGCCATCCACGTTCGCTGCGGCCAGCTTCTGCTCTTCTTTCTTTCCGAGCTTGGGGGCCTTCTTCTCGCGATCCTTCAGCACACCGGCGGCACCGGCGAGACGCCCCATCTCCTCGAGTTTCTTTTGTGCAGCGACGTTCCCGTCCCGAGCCGACTTGAACAGAAGGCCGATCACCTCCTTGCGACGCTGCGCATGGCCATCGGCAAGTTCGTCCACAAAATGCTTTCGCAGCGTGTCCGGATCGATCGAAAGTGCTCTGGCGATTGTGTTGTCGCTCTCGCCGCAGAATTTCATCTGCTCAACGGTCTGCCGGTCCTCCAGCGTTGGACGATATTCGGGCCGGCCCCGCTTGCGCGGCGGTGTGTGTTTTTCGGTCATGCTGAAATCCCTGCCTAAATTCTGGCCGAGAGAAAAAAAGATGCGAATGAGGGGGCCGCGGGTCTAACGGGATGAACCACTTTACTTTCGACCCTCCCCCTCCCCTTGCCGACCGCGCCCGCCCATGGTGAGATTGGACTGGAGATGCAGAATGCCAACATACGAACTGCTGACCAACCACCTCAACCTTCACCACGGCGACGAGTTAATCCTCGACCTTGACGAGATTGAACGGATCATCGGTGAACCGCTTCCAATCACGGCTCGAAGGCGTCCTCAATACTGGGCAAACGCTGTGAAGGAAGAGCACAGAAACCCACCCAATGAAGCGGCAAAGAGAGCTGATTTCTCAGCGTTCCTCATCCCGGCGCTGCAGAAGGTACGGTTCGTCAGGGATTGATCTGACCGGCATGCAGTGCGTGCCGTCATACAGATCCTCTACGCTCCATGATCTGCTTGTGCCGATCGTGACAATCGACACATAGCGTCTGGAATGGGCCTGACCAGAACTTTTCCCTATCACCCCGGTGTGGCTCGACGTGGTCGCAGACCAGCTTCGAGGTGTCGGGATCTATTCGGCCGCACATCTGACAAGCGAACAGATCGCGGACCAGTACCTTCCAGCGAAGACGCTGCCAGCGCGCTGTCTTGTACCAGCCTCGATAGGGCTGGGTGACGTCGCGGTGTCTGGAGCGCTCCCGCTCGTTGCCGGGCTGATAGCCGAGCCGGGGCGGCAGCTTCGAGACCAGTGGCTTGATGGTCTTGATCTTAGATCCATGACTAGACGAAAGGCGGCTGATCATTGGCCTTGCTACGTCTTTCGCTCTTTGATTGAGTTCAGAACGTATTGTTTTGATTGATTTTCCGGCAGACGCGATGACATCTCAACCTACCGACCCTTGCGGACCCCTTCTTGAGGAGATGAAGCAAACCAAGGGGGCGAGATTTAATGCGGCAAAGCGCCTCGAAGACCGCGACAAGAAGCGAACGAGCTTGATCGCTTACACTTCCGTGAGCGTCGTAGTGGTCACGCTGATTCCCGCGTTCTTCGACGTGCCCACATGGCTTCGGAGTGTAGTGTCCCTCGCCACAGTCGGTATGTCGCTGATAATTCTTGCTTATTCTATGCTCCAAGCTCAGAGCCGAGATCTTCTGGTCGCACATCAACTTCATGAATGTGCGCTAGAGATAAATTCTCTCCGTCGGGAAATGCGGGCTCAAGCGCCTTGCAACCAGCAACAGGCTTCGGACTATTCCAAGCGGTACGATGAGATTCTTCGTCGACACAATGTAAACCACGACCCTATCGACTACGAGAAATACAAGCTCGAACATCCGACCGAGTTTACAAGCATATCGGAAGAAGACAGCAGAGCGCTGAAACGGGAAGTCACTCGCACGGAGCAGATGCTGTCGTTCGTCACATGGATCGTTACTTTCACCGCTCCTGCATTGGTAATCGTAACTCTAGCCTCCAAATCAGAAGCATTCATTCATTGGGTAAAGGCGCTAATCAGCGCGTGGACTTCAGGCTAATCCCAATGCCTTCCGTCGTCTCGTCTTACGACGTTCCTGTTCGCGCCGACGGTCGCGATTGACCGAAGCGAGATACTTCTCGAACTCCACCAAGTCTTCGGGCAGCCTCAGATCAGGCCGGGCTCCGTCAGCGATTATCGATGTCGGTGAAACGGGCGGAGCGTCGTCGCACCCGCCATAGTCTATACCACACGATATGCCTCGCGAACCGGTTTGGTGTCCAATCCATTTATCGTCCGGAGACCGCAACAGTAGGTCTTCCTTGCGAAAATCGACCTCCAAACGCGCCCAAAGCTTGTTGAGGCGGTCATACGCCGTGCTCCGA